ACAAATACCGACAGCAACTGTAGATATGGATGGTATGCCAAGTAGAGATGAACTCTATGAGTTGGTAGCAAGTCCAGAGTACAAGTCTGATCCTAACTTCAGAAGAAAAGTAGAGCAACAATTTGCTAGAGCGTTTCCTGGAGTGGCGACCTCGACTGGCGATATTTAAATAGTTCTTGTATTTATTCTAAAAATATCTTATCCTATTAGCGAGATAACGAATGTTCTATTCGCCTCTGGCTGGTGTGGAAGTACATCATTTTTTAGCCGAGGTTTCCCTCGATAACTAAAGTAACTATAATATTAATTTGTGTTAAACAAGGAGTAAACTATGGCACAGTCAATTACTAATGCTTTCGTTACTTTGTTTGATGCCGAGGTTAAACAAGCATATCAAGCAGAATCAGTTCTACTTAATGCTGTTAGGCTAAGACAAGGTGTACAAGGCAACACTTACAAGTTTCCTAAACTTGGTAAAGGAAGTGCGACTGCTAGAATTCCTCAGACAGATGTAACTCCACTAAACGTAACTTACTCACAAGTAACTGCGACAATGGAAGATTACAATGCGGCTGAGTATTCAGACATTTTCCACCAAGCTAAGGTGAACTTCGACGAAAGGTCAGAACTAGTTCAAGTAGTTTCTAAAGCTATTGGACGTAGAATGGACCAATTAATTATTGATGCACTAGATGCAGAAGCATCTCCATCAACAGTAGCTAACACAGTTGTTACATCAGGAACAGCAACTGCTTCAAACCTAAACGTTGGTAAACTAATTGCCGCTAAAAAAGCATTAGACGCTAACAACGTTCCGTTTGATGACAGACACATTGTTATCCATGCTAACTCACTGGCTGGTCTACTAGGTGATGAAAGAGCTGTTTCAGGCGACTTCGCATCAATCAAGGCTCTTGTTTCAGGAGAAATCAATACATTCCTAGGTTTCAATTTCCATGTACTTGGAGATAGAGACGAAGGTGGTTTGTCTATTGATGGCTCAAGCGACAGGAAAGTTTTCGCATTCCATAGATCAGCTTTAGGTATGGCTGTTAATATGGCACAAAAAACTGAAATCAACTATATCCCAGAAAAAACTTCTTTCTTGGTTAATAGTATGTTCTCAGCTGGTGCTATTTCTATTGATGGCGAAGGCATTGTAGAAATCACTTGTAGAGAATCATAGGAGGATATTATGGCTTATAGTTCAACAAACTTACAACCGATAGGTGGTCAAGCTAAAGCTGGTAATGCTCCTCAAATGTGGGCATACACAGCTCCAGGCACAGATGCAATAGCTAATGTTATTGCTTCAGGTTACTTCAATGACGCTTCAGGCGTACTAAAAGTTGGAGACCTAATCTATGTTTGGGACAGCTCAGTACCAACAGGTAGCCTAGTGATTGTTATTTCTAACGCTTCTGGAGTAGTTGATACTACAGATGCTACAGCTCTAACAGTAACAGACGGCACATAATCAACCGAGGGGACTTCGGTCCCCTCAACTTTAAGAGGGCATAATGGCAAGTGGTGATTCAAATATTACAATCTGTAATCAAGCCTTGAATTTATTAGGTGCAGATGTTATATCTTCATTTTCAGACACAAGTAATGATGCCGCTACAGTATGCAACAATATCTACGACACAATCAAGAAACAAACATTATCATTGTACCCATGGTCATTCGCATTGACCAAAGTACAATTAGCAAGGTCCTCAACTACTCCCATTAACGAGTGGTCATATCAGTATGACTTACCTGCAACAGCAGTAAGTGGAACACCTTTGCAAGTTTACAATTCAAGTGCAACTAGAGTGTTGCCAATACAAAACTATGAATTACTCTATACAGCTAGTGGTCCAACCATAGCTACTAATGAATCCAGTATTTATATAGATTATGTCACATCAGGTATATCAGAAGGTTTGATGCCTTCATACTTTGTTCAACTCTTAGTTTATATGATGGCTTGGCATTTAGCTGAACCTGTTACCGACCAAACAACCAAAGCAGATTATTGGAGAACAGTTGCTTTAGGTGGTATGGCAGAGAATGGTAGAGGTGGTTACTTCCGACAAGCTATGAATATAGATGGCAGAGGCAAACCTAATTACGCTATAGTAGATTTCCCATTAGCTGATGTAAGGTGATGCTATGAGCAGAGCTGTTACCATCCAAACAAATTTTACAACAGGTGAAGTTGATCCATTGCTAAGATCAAGGATTGATATTAACCAGTACACTAATGCACTAGATAAAGCACGGAATGTTTTAATACAGCCACAAGGTGGTTTAGAAAGACGACCAGGATTACAATACATAGATGAAATACCAAGTGCCGCTAGTCCACAAAATGGCACACGTCTTATAGCATTTGAATTTTCTACTACACAAAGTTATATGCTGTTGTTTGTTAATAACAGAATGTATGTGTACAAAGACAAAGCATTAGTAACAAATATTAATGGTAGTGGCAATGATTACCTCACAACAACCATAGGTTCTTCTTTGCTAGATACTATGGATCATTCACAGTCAGTAGATACATTAATTCTTACACATGAAGATATGACACCATTCAAAGTTGTTAGAGGTGCATCACATAGTACATGGACTATATCTGCTATCTCATTTGACTTTGTTCCACGTTACGCTTTTACTCCTACAACAACAGCAGGTTCACACAACATCACACCTTCTGAGAGAGATGGGAACATACATCTTAGTTCAAGTGGTGGTGCATTTAGTGCTGCAGACGTAGGGCAGTATGTTGAAGCTGAGAATGGATTGGGTAGGGCAAGGATTGTTAAATACATTTCTAGTAGTGAAGTAGAGGCTGTAGTAGAAATACCATTCTTTGATACAGATGCAATATCAGCAGGTGATTGGTTTCATGAAAGAGGTTATGAAGATAGTTGGTCAGCGACTAGAGGATACCCAAGAACAGTTACATTCCATGAAGGAAGATTATATTTTGGTGGTACTAAGGAACGACCGAACACATTGTTTGGATCACGAGTCAATAGATTTTTTGATTTCAATCCAGGCGAAACATTAGATGATGATGCTATAGAAGCAACATTAGATACAGGTAAAGCGAACCCAATCATAGGATTATTCAGTGGTAGAGATTTACAAATCTTTACTAAAGGTGGTGAGTTCTTTGTCCCTCAATCCTCATTAGATCCGATTACTCCTAGTAACATTGTTATCAATGGTGCAACAAGAAGGGGAGCTAAGGAAGGTATTAAACCTTTAGGTGTTGAGAGTGGGACAATCTTTATCCAAGCGGCTGGTAAAGCGGTTAGAGAGTTCTTGTTTAGTGATGTGGAATTGAACTATGTATCAAACAACATATCATTATTATCTTCTCATCTATTGCAATCACCAGTTGATATGGCATTAAGAAAAGCAACGTCTACCACAGATGGGGATTTATTACTAGTAGTGAATGGGGATGGCACACTAGCTACTTATTCTATTCTCAAGACACAAAACATTACAGCACCTTCTTTAGCATCAACAGATGGTGAGTTTATTAATGCCGCTGTAGATGTAGAGACTATGTATTTTGTAGTTAAGAGAACTATAGATTCAACAGATGTATATTATATAGAAGTATTTAATGATGATAATACTACAGATAGTGCTATACTATTGTCAGGGGGTACATTACCTGGTACGACAACAGTAACAGGTTTGGATCACCTAGAAGGAGAAACAGTTAAAGTTATTGCAGATGATTCTATGCAATCAGATAAAACAGTATCATCTGGTAGTATAACATTAGATGCAGTGCCAACTACTTATGTAGAGATTGGTATTAACTATGTGCCAACTATAACTACTTTACCTGTTGAGTTACGATTACCAAGTGGTAATATAGTAGCACAGAAGAAAAGAATTGTTGAGGCAACCGCATTATTGTATTTGTCTCAGAACTTGACCTTAGATGGCAAAGATTTTGTATTTAGTGCAGGATCATTCTATACAGGTCAGAAGAGGAGAAAACCAATGTTGGGATATGATAGAGAAGGACAGATGACATTCTCACAATCACAACCATTGTTTTTCAATTTAATTGGAATAGAGTTTAAAGTAAGTGTAGGTCAATAATGTTTGGAAGTTTCTTTACAGTATTATCAGTAGCATCATCAGTGGGTCAAGCTTTTGCTAGCTACCAACAAGCCGCGGCTATGAGAGCATATTACCAAGCTCAGGCTGACTTTGCTAAAGTACAATACGCCACTCAAAGAGCTGAAGCTAAAGAAGCTGGATTAGAAGTTCTAAGAGAAACCAACAGAGCAATAGGTTCTATTGTTGCTAAAGGTGCGGCTGGTGGTATCTTATCTAACTCTGGTTCTGTACTCTTACAACAGAACATATCCTTAGCTAGAGGAGTAAAGGATTACAATTTAACACAATTAAATGCAGAAGTATTTAATAACTTAGGAACATTGCAATACAGAAATCTACAACAAGCAGGTGATGTTGCTATGACACAAGGATTAGTCAGTGGTATTATGGGTCTAGGAACAGACATAGCACAAATAGGAGAGGCTGGCATGTTTAACTTCCCTGAGCCAACAGCACCTCAATACACACCAACTCCAGGATATTCCGAGTATCTTGGGAAGCCAAGAGGAGCTAGGTAATGGCAAGAGATAGAATCACATTAAAAGGCGGTATGGTTAGAGGGTTTAGCATTCCTAATATTACATTCCCTCAGTATGATGCTCAAGCTAATCTTGCTAATGAACTGAACAGAAGGTTAGATACCATCAAAGACTTTGCTTTAGAAAAAGGTAAGGCGGAAACTCTTATAAGGGCGGCTGATTATGTAGCAGGTAATGCTCCTAGTTTGGCTGAATTCCGAACAGCTGGTACAGAAGCAAGGCAAGAACTGATTGATTCAGGTTACTTTGAAGGGAAGATAACAGACAAAACCAACACATTGTTCGATAGGGCTGTCAGAGAGAACCAATTAAATATCATCAAAAACAAAATGGAATCTATAGCCAAGCAAGACTTGGATAATCTTTTACTTCTTGAGAAAGTTGACTTGGACTCTGGAGGAACAGGTAATCTTGCGAATGCTTCTGCAAGAATAGAATCTACAGTCAATGGTTTAAGTGATGCTCTTGTGGGTATGGATGGAGCCGCGGCTTTAGAGCTTAGAGCTTCTCTAGCTGAGAAGGGTGATTTATATTACAAGGCTATTGCCGAACTGCATGTTGACAAAAGAAAACAAATGCAGAAGAAAGATGACTACCAAGCATTAGAGGATTTCACTGCCTTAGCTATGCAGAAAGCCTCTGTTGATGGTCCACTTATGGATAACATATCAGGTGCAAAAAATGAAGATGGAGAGGTGTTCAAAGAAAGCACGCTTGAATATCTAAATAAGGAAGTTGATAAAAAATTAATTGTCATGCAATCATCCTTAGTAGAGGCTTCTACTTTAGCTACATGGGGAGCCACACAAAAACTAGAAAATGCAAGAATGATTAAAAACTTTGGTCTTAATAAGTACAGCACTATAGTTGAGGATATGAGCAAATCACAAGTAGAAAGCTTGAGGGCAAAGATACTTGCAGGGAAATATGTTGGTGCTGGTGAAGTGGATGACCCTGAAATACAAGCTATTATAAAGGACTTAGAAAAGTTTTCTCCTGAAGTATTATCAGAGTTTAAGAAGGAAGCATTGGATATTATCACAGGTAAAAGAGATTCGTTAGATAACATAGAAGCTCTGGCAACAGAAGCTGACGAATCTAGTTATGATATAGCCAAGTTAAAATACCTCACAGCTAAAACAAGAACAGAGAAAGAAACATATTATAGAGAGTTAACAACAGGAGTGGATGATGCTGGTCAGTCTCTAGGATTTACTCCTGGCAAACATTCTGATGACCTTGCTACTATAACTAACAATCATACAGCAAGAGTAGATTCTGTAGAATATAATCCAGCAACATACAGAGAGTTAACAAGAGGTGTAGCTGTTGGTTTAACAGACCAAACGGATTTAGATGACGCGTATGATAAGTATGATATTACTTTAGCTCAATATGATTCATTGACAATCAAGTTAGAGACTGAACTTGATACACAATATAAAGATGCCAAGGCTGTTCTTAGAGAAAGATTTAAAGTTCCTGACTTCCTTCAGAGCCCAAATGATGTTAGTGAATTGTATCTGCAGGCAGAAGAAGATTTGTTTGATTATTATTTGGAAAAGAAACTAGACAAGACTCTTACAGAAAGTGGGCTAACAACTAAAGTAAAAGAGTTGGTTAATATATACAAAGCAGGTAATGCCGCTGAAGAGCATTTATACAATACAGCTGGCAATGTAAGAAACACGCTTAACAATCCTAATACTCTTGCAAGCTGGTCTGGTATTGCAAAACAAACTGGATTTGATTCATCTAATATGGCAGAGAAGATTTATAATGACCCAGCGTATGCAGGGGAACTAAATGATTTTTTAGACTATATGCTTGACTTAGCTGACAGAGGGTACAATGATGATTTGTTTGCTAATAAAGAATTTGCTGTCCAAGATTTCACCACCGCTAAGAATCTATTAAAAACAATGTACCCTCTTGGGTTTACAGCTATTCAACAAGGGAAGAAAGAAACTGTTCCAGATGTAGTATTTGAGGAAACTGTGCAATGAATCAAGACGAACAATTTATGAATTACATGAGAGCGGCTGAACATGGTAAGCCTGTCAAGAGAGATAAGAATGGGTTATATGTTTTGGCTCATAATCCTTATGTAGAACACAAGCAAGACAAATCATTATATGAAGTGTTTGGTAGCAAGCAACCAACAAGTCTTGTTCCTAATATTGGACCACAACAAGAGAACTCTACACCTATGGAGTTCACACCTCTTGCTCAATACATAGAGGAAAGAAGTCAAGGTAAGAATGATTTTGGTAAAGCTTATGTTGAAGCGGCTTACTCTGGACTAATGAAGATGAAGAAGGGTGGTGCTATGTTAGGAGCCGCTATGTATGATAAGTTTCTTCTTGAGGATGATATGAAGCCTATGGTGCAAAGAGTACAAGACTTCTATGAAAACAATATCTTTAATAAGATTAATGAAGTGGAAGGACTTGGTCCTGTTATGGTAGAGACCATGACTCAGTATATGATACCTTATGCAGGGGCAAGAAAATTATTTACCAACTTGACCAGAAATCCTGTTGTTAAAGGTTTATTCGATAAGGCTATTAAGAATGCTAAGGCAAAGAAAGTGGCAAAGGATACTGTTATTGGCTCAGGTTCTATAGCGGGTATGTCTGCTGTTGCTGTAAGTCCTGGCGATGAGAATGCACTTAAAGCTATTATAGAATACACAGGATTGCCAGAAGGAGAAGCTAGCACACTTTACAATAGGGCTTATGAATTCTTAACAGAAGTTGAGGACCCTAGCGGTGGGGTAGATGCTGATGCTGTTATCAGAGAAAAGACCAGGGCTTTCTTTGGAGACCTACCAATAGAAGTGGCTCTTACTGGTACGATTATGTTAATATCCAAAGTGATACAGGAAAGTAAGAATTTAACAGTAGAACAATTAGAGAGATTGCAAGCTTCTGCTTATGCAACAGCTGAGGAGTAATATTATGGCAACAAAGAAACCAGACCTAGATACTTTATTAGACAAAAAAGTTAATCTTGACAACAGTCTTGATGCATCTATTTCTGAGTTAACACCTAAGACTGCAGAGACTATTGATATAGAAGAGAAGGCTCCTCAAACAATAGAGCCAGCTGTTGAAGAAGGTATTATAGAACAAGAGGCTATAGAAGAAGAAGGAGCTTACGAAGTTGCTAAACTTCCTATAGACGAAATACTATCAAAGAAAAATAAAATTAAGGATGTGAAGCCAGACCCAGACTACAAACCAGACCCAGGTACAGATGTTGATAGCGACAGGGTTAGGACGTATTCTGAAATAGCAGAGGACCTTAACACAAAGAAAGAAGTAGACGATATTATCTCTATGGATGCAGATGGTAATTTTGTTTTCAAGATGGCTAGTGAGGAAGAGGTACAGCATATAGAAAAGATGTTTGGTTTCTTGGAGAAGAATGAATTAGCTAAAGCATCTGGCTCTATTAACAACTTCCTAAGAGGAACAGGTGATGAGCTATTTGATGTAGCGGACTACTCAGATGTATTTAATGTTGGTAAGGCAAAGAAATCACTAACCATTAATGAACTTGAAGAGATGGCGGCTGAGGTAGGAGCCAGTGATTTATACTTTAAGATAAGAGATGTTAGAGAGAATGGCGGTAGTTTAAATCAAGCTGAAACTGTTAGAGGTATGTGGGAAACATTTATGCTCCAACAGAAAGCTTTGACTTATAGAAAGAAGATTGTTGCTGGGGAAGCTACGGAAATAGATGAGGAAAACTACAGAAGGATAATTACTCAAAGAGATTTTGTTTATGATACTGTTACAGAACAAGTTGGAGATGCGGCTAGGATTACACGATACCAAGCTGAAAGACCAGAACTATCTGTGGTTATCAAAGACGAGAATGCTAAATATTTAAAAGCTTTGAAAGAAGAATTAGACAGGGGTGATATTACTCTAAGAGAGTACGCTATGTTTGAGGATGACTTATTGCCCTTCCAAAGAATGCAGTTTAAAAAAGATGTCAAGGAGCATCTAGCTAAACCAAAGAACGAAAGAACTAAGTTTAGTTTTAGACACATGGTAACAGAGCTATATATTAATTCTAAACTATCTGCACCTCTTACACATTTAGCAAACATTGCTGGTAACGCTTCATGGAATCTATATAGAAACGTAGAGTACTTAGCTTTTGCTGGTTTGGAAAAGGGCACACAGGTTGGATATAAAGCTCTTGGTATTGACTACGAAGTATCTGCACATTTTAATGAATCTTGGTCAGCGTTTTCTCAGGTTATTAGTGGCGGTGGGGATGGATTGATGGCTATGGCTAAAGCTATAAGAAAGGGTGGACCAGTAACAGATGGTGTAGGGAAAGAGGACCTAGCAAGAATGAAAACTATCAATAGAGATTTGCTGGGTGGATATAAAGATACTATGATGGGTGATATGGTGGAATACTTTGGTTATGCCACAAGATTGCCAACTACACTTCTAACAGCCGAAGATGAATTCTTCAAAGCAGTTGTAGGAAAGATGGAGCTTTCAAGAATAGCAAGACAAAAATACAACAAAGCGATTGCTGATGGTTATACTCAAGAAGAAGCCGCCACAATGTATGCTCGCACTATGTCAAATCCTACAGATGAAGTTAAGAAAAAAGTTAGAGAGCTAGCAAGAGAAGGAACATTCACTAGAGATTTGCCACCAGGATTCTTTAAAAGAGCTCAGGGATTTATGAACAGTCCTGAGATGAAAATGTTTGTTCCTTTCTACAAGACATTAGTTAATATATCCCTTGAAGTGGCAGGAAGAATACCTGGTTTGCACATGCTTGAACCAAGAACAAGGGCAATATTGAAAGGGAATGACCCAGTTGCAAAGAAAATGGTTAGAGCTAAATTAATGATGGGTACAGTACTAATGGGTTCTGTAGCTAAATTCACTCTAGGTGTTGAACAAGAAGATGCTAACTTCTTTATAACAGGAGCGGCACCAACAACTAAAGAAGCTAGAGATGCATTTAGGAGAAAGAATTTCCGTGAATATTCCATCATGGTTAAACAACAAGATGGAAGTTACAAGGCTTATGAGTATAGTAGACTGGACCCATTTGGTCAGATAATGGCTATGGCAGCTGT